AAAGATTTTATTAAAGGTAAAAGAATACTTGTAACCGGTGGTGCAGGTTCAATAGGTAGTGAAATAGTAAGACAACTTGTTAATTTTAATGCCTCATCAGTAACTGTTTTTGATAATGCTGAAGCATCTATGTTTCATTTGGAACAAGAGATTAGTAGGTCAAATCCAAAATCTCATATAAAATATGTAATAGGTGATGTAAGAGATAAGTATAGATTAGAAGAAGTTTTTGAAAGCTTTAAACCTAACGTAGTATTTCATGCAGCTGCTTATAAACATGTTCCTATGATGGAGGCTAATCCAATTGAAGCAATTAAAACAAATGTTCTAGGAACAAAGAATGTTGCTGATATTTCTTTTATGAATGAGGTTGATAAATTTGTTATGGTATCAACAGATAAAGCAGTTAATCCTACAAACATAATGGGTGCTACGAAAAGAATAGCAGAATTATATACTCAGTTTTTAGAAACTAAGTCAGCCACTAATTTTATAGTAACAAGATTTGGTAATGTATTAGGATCTGAAGGCTCAGTAATTCCAACATTTTTAAAACAAATTAAAAGCGGTGGTCCTGTAAGTGTTACCCATAAAGAAGTTATAAGATACTTTATGACTATACCTGAGGCATGCCAATTGGTTTTACAGGGGAGTGTATTAGGTAAAGGTGGAGAAGTATTTTTATTTGATATGGGAGAACCTGTAAGTATAAATGATTTAGCAAAAAATCTTATTAAACATTTTAAAAGTAAAGCTAAGATAGAATACATAGGATTAAGGCCCGGTGAAAAGCTATATGAAGAACTATTATGTGATGGCGAAAATATGGTAACTACCGAAGATAATAATATAATGAAACTTAATCATATAGATTATGACTTTAAAACACTTATTCCTAAAATAGAAAAGTTATCTAAAATTAGATCAAATGATTTTTACAAAATACTTCTATTAATGAAAAGTATTGTTCCTGAATTTAAAAGAGAAGGCAATGAATAAAAAAAGAAAAATTAATTTATATTGGGATAAATGGAACTTTGGAAATGAGGAGAGGGCTGGGCATTTACCTTCTACACCTAGTCAGTATATAGAATGGACTAATGATCCTACAGATGTTGCTATTTTTGTAGATTATGACGGTTCACTAGATAATTTAGAAACTATAGTTAAAAATTCAAATCAAAAATATAAAGTTATGGTTCAAATGGAACCTATGAGTTTTAATAGAGCTTTACATTCTTGGATTTTAGAGAATGAACATTTATTTGATTTAATATTTGTTCATTACCCTGCATGGAAAGGCACAGGTAAATATCCGGAAAAGTATAAGTATTATATAGCTGGTTCCAGAACTTTTATTGATTCTAATGAAAGAAAAATTTATAATAAAAGTAAAAATGTCACGGCTATATGGTCTAATAAAAACCTTGGGCTGCAAGGGCATATATTAAGACATACTGCAAGGGACTATATAAAAAATAAAATACCTAAGACTGTTGATTGGAATAATCCTGTAAAAAAGATTGATGTATTAAAGGATTATAGATATGAAATAGTTGTAGAAAACGAATTTCCTTATTTTTTAACAGAGAAACATTTAGATTGTATGTTAACTGGTACTATTCCTATAATATGGGGCCATAAAGATACTAAGCAATGGGAAGGGTTTAATACAGATGGTATGATATTTTTTAATACAGCTGAAGAATTATATGATATCTTAACTAGCAATAAATTAACTTCTGAATTTTACAATTCAAAAGAAAAAGAAATTAAGCATAATTTTAAAGAATGTTTTAAACACTTAAGTTTTGGCGATATTATTTGGAGGTCAGGTTTATCTGATCTTTTAAAAAGTGAATCTTCGGATAATTTAACTATTGATTTTAATTTAGACGGCGGTGGGACACTTTCTCAATTAGAAGTAATGGTTAAATCTCTTGTACATAATCCTAAGTTGCTAAAAACAATAGAAGAAGCACCATCAATTTATATAAAATTAGGTGAGCATATTAAAAGCCATTGGCTTAAAGACAATAAAGGACTACGAAGAGTTCCTAATTGGTTTGATTTTGTTTTTGATCAATCTCCAAACGAAAATAATAAAGTATTAAATCTTTATCGCCCTAATCTATGTAATGATAATTATATAATACCTTGTACTAATCTTATTACTAATAAAAGGGATAAGGATCTTTTGCCTATTATGAGAAAGGTCGTCAATACATTATGTAAATGGAAACCTTCATTAATAAATGATGTAAATAATTATTATAAAAAGTGGAAGTTAGATTCTAATACATTAGGAGTTCATCTAAGAACTACTGATATGAATTTACATACAGAGTGGGGTAAGGCAGAGTTAAGTGATTACCTTATTTTAATTCGTAAGGTTATAAAAGAAAATCCTAATATTAATAAGATTTTTATAGCAAGTGATGCAGTAAAGAGCATTGAGTATTTAAAAACGTTTTCCGATCTTCCACCTATTTATTATTTTAATATAGAAAGAGTAGACCTAACCGACCAAACAGATTCTCAAGTTACTCAACAAATACTTAACTGGGAAAAGAAAGATAATGCATATGAGCTTTTTAGAGATGTACATATGCTATCTAAATTTCCTATTTTTATAGGAAGAATAAGTTCTGTGACAAATTTTTCTATAATATTAAATGAGAATATTAAAAAATATTATTGCATTAATGAATTTTTTAATGATCATAATGAATTAGAAAAAGAAAGAAGAAAATATGTTAAAACATTTTTACCTTCTGGTGGTTGGGATAGGTTAGAATTATCTGAAGAAGAAATAGAAAAATTTGCAAAAATAAATGATTAATATTTACGGAAAAGGCGGGCATGCAAAAGTAATAAGTTCTGTTTTGTATAATACACACCCTAAACAAATAAAATTTTGGGATGATGAAAGTTATGAAAAAGAAGTTGGGGATTTTGATCCTTATAATAATAATATAGAAGGTGATTGGTTAATTGCTATTGGTAATAATAGTTCAAGAAAAAGAATAGCAGAATTATTAGGAAATGATTGTTATATTACAGTAATTCATGACTCGGCTGTTTTGGATAGAAATATTAATCCTGGGAAGGGTTCTCAGATATTGCATAATTCTACAATACAAGTTGGTACTAAAATAGGAAAGCATTGTATAATAAATACGGCGGCATCAATAGATCATGATTGTATATTAGGAGACTTTAGTTTTATAGGACCTAATGCAACATTGTGTGGTGGTGTAGAAATTGGAGAAGGTACATTTATTGGAGCAGGTGCTGTGATATTACCTTATATTAAAATTGGTAAAAATTGTATGATTGGTGCAGGCTCAGTTGTTACAAAAAATTTACCTGATGGAATTACTGCTTATGGAAATCCTGTTAAAATAAAATTATGAAAAAAATTTATCTTTCACCGCCTCATATGTCAGGCAAAGAGTTAGAATATATTAATGATGTGTTTAAAGATAATTGGATAGCTCCAATTGGGCCACATCTTAATATGTTTGAAGATACTGTTAAAGAATATACTAATTCTAAATACGCAGTAGCTGTTACTTCAGCAACTGCAGGTATTCATTTAGCATTAAGAGCATTAAGGGTTGAAGAAGGTGATTATGTTTTATGTTCTTCATTAACTTTCGTAGCAACCGTTAATCCTATAATTTACTGTGGTGCTGAACCTATTTTTATTGATTCAGAAGAAGGTACATGGAATATGGATCCTATACTATTAGAAAAAGCAATTCTTAATTCAACAGCTTTAGGTAAAAAACCAAAAGCTATTATACCCGTCCATATTTTTGGAGTACCATGTAATATGGATGCAATTAAAAAATTATCAGATGAATATGACATACCTATTATTGAAGATGCCGCTGAAAGTTTGGGATCTACTTTTAATAATAAGCACACAGGAACCTTTGGTCCTATTGGTGTTTATTCTTTTAATGGAAATAAGTTATTATCTACCTCAGGTGGTGGGGTTATTGTAACCAATGATGATAAACTTGCAGATTATATGAGATTTTTATCTACGCAAGCTAAAGATAAAAAACCATTTTATCATCATACTGAAATAGGTTATAATTATAGAATGAGTAATGTTCTTGCTGCAATTGGTGTAGGCCAAATGGAGTCTATAGAAGATAGAATAAAAAGAACAAGAGAAATTAATCAAATTTATAGAAAAGAAGTAGGTAATTTATTTTATTCTTTTCAAGAAGAGAGAGAAACTGATAGATCTAATATGTGGTTAAGCTGTGCTCTTATGAAAGGTGAAGATAAACCAGAAGATTTAATTGACCATTTAGCTAATGATAATATAGAAGCAAGAAGAATTTGGAAACCAATGCATGAACAACCAGTTATGCAAGGATATAAAAAATATATAAATGGAAACAGTTCTTTATTATTCTTACAAGGTATTTGTTTACCTTCAGGTTCAGATCTTACAAACAAAGATATGAAAAGAATTATAAAGTCTATAAAAACATTTTTTAATAAATGATAACTTTTGAAGAATATAACTTATTAGAGTCTTATATAGGCCAAGAAAATTTTCAAATTCTTTTAGAAAAAAATCTTGGATCAAAAATAGATAATGATATTAAGTTTGGAATAGTGATGGCTACTCATGATATGAATGCTGGTGCTGCAAACAAACAGAGGGCAAAGCATATGACAACTCCTGGCGTTTTAGCAGATGCTTTAAATTCTATTAAGAATCAAAAATATAAAAACTGGAAAATTTATTTGACTGCTGATAAATATGAAGGTGATGAGAATGAAATTAAAAAAGTAATAGAAGATATTATACCTGCTGATCAAATTCAATATAAGAATAGATCAACACCAGGTGAAAGAAATAATAAAAAGTGGACAACTAAACAAATTAGATTTACTGCAGGCTGTGGTGCATTAAATGATTCCTTAAATATGGCAGACAAAGACGGTTGTGATTATATCATACGATTAGATCATGATGATAAATGGGCTCCTAATCACTTAGAGACTATTGCTAAAGCGTACTCACAATTTCCTGATTTAGGTTTTGTGTTTACTAGAAGTAAAAAGAAAGTAACTGCTCATAATACTGCAAAGAAAGTATTTATGCAACCGCAAAAAGAATATGATATGGATTTAAATAATAAAGGATACGGAGCAAATGATACTTCGCATTCTGCTGTGTCTTGGAGACCTAGCATAATAGGTAAATTAAGATATAGAAATCCAGATCAACAGAAAAACACTGCTCCTAAGCTAAAGGGTGCACCATCTAATTCAGGTGGTATATTACCTGCTGATTGGGACATGTTTAAAAGAGTCATGATGAACGTCAAGGACAAAGGAAAAAATTATATGTACATTCCTAAAGTAACAAGTTTTTACAGAAACCGTGAAGGTAAGTTCTAGTGATGAATATATAGATTAAATAAACAATAACAACAAAAACAATTAATTATGGAAAAATTTGAAGAAATTAAAGCGTTAATCGAAGCGTGTAATGAAGATGTAGATAAGTTTTATGTAAAAGGAAATAAAGCTGCTGCTGTTAGAATTCGTAAAACAATGCAAGATATTAAAAATCTAGCACAAGAAGTAAGAATACACGTACAAGATACTAAGAACAGTCTTTAATACAAATACCGTTCACCTAAAAAGAGGCTGCCATCTAGGCGGTCTTTTTTTGTCTTAAAAATATCTCTAGCACTCTTAAAACATTTGTTATTTTATCCATATAATAATAAATTAGGATTTATATGGAAAAATGTTTAATGTTAGATTTTGATGATACACTAGTTAAAACTATTGAGATTCATGCTGATTCCTGGAGAAAGGCATTAGAAAAGGTCTTAAACATAGAAATACCGTTATCCGCTATCATGGCAGATATTAATTATGGTATGGATGTTTTATTAGAAAAATATCAATTAACTAATAAAGAATCTAAGTTAGCACAAAAATATAAAAAGGAAATATTTTCAAAAAACTTACATAAAACTAAAGTAAATGAATTACTTTTATATATGTGTAAGAGTAAAGTATTTAAAAATTTAGTTATAGCATCTAATTCTTCTAGAGAAAATGTAGATAGAATCATGAGTTATCATCAAATAGATCCTAAGTTATTTGATTACATATATACAAGAGAAGATGTATCAAATAAAAAACCGTCTATAGATATGGGAAATCTAATAATAGAAAAATTTCCACAATATAACAAAGAAGACTTTTTAATGGTTGGTGATTCTGACGTAGATTCAACCTTTGCACGTAAACTAGGAATAAAATGCATAATAGTAAAATTTTAGTAGGGAATAGTGGAGATAAAGTATTTCTCCAAGGTAACAAAGTAATTAAAGAGGCTGGGCATTATCCAGAAAAATTCAAACAGCAAATGGAATTTCTTATGTGCTGTGATCATCCTAATTTTATTAATGTTAAGCCTCTATCAGAAACAAGTTATGAAATGAAAAGGTTTTCAACTTGGTATGATAAAATTTTAACTCAACCTATTACTAACTCATTAAATCAATTAGAAAATCTTATTTCAATTATAGGCAAGTTTGATAATATAGGATCTGATGTAAAGACTCAAGATTATTTTAATAAACTTCAATTAAGAACAGGTTATACTTATGAAGGTAAATTTGATGCAGTATCTTGTTGGGGTTTTGTACATGGAGATTTAACCGTAAGTAACATTTTACATGATAAAGATTTTCTTTTTATAGACCCAAGAGGTACCGAAGAACAGGACTATTATGATTATGGAAAACTGATGCAATCATTTGTCATGGAATATGAGTCCCATATATACAATAATCCAAATAAAAAATACAGTAAGTTCTGTAAAGAAGCTGAAAAGATAATGTATGAATGGTGTGATGAATATCAACTTAAGTTCTTTTTAGCTGTTCATTTATTAGGAGCAGTACCTTTCTTTGAATTAAATGAAAGGTATGAATTAGCAGGATCTTTCCTTAAAAAAGGACATGAATTATTTGATGAATTAGAAATAAAGTATACTAAATGAAAAGAGTAAGTAAAGCAATTATATTAGCAGCAGGCCGTTCTACAAGATATGGCAAAAATAAATTAGTTGATCCTATCTTAGGCAAATCAACAGTTGAATATTGTATTGAATTTTGTATTGAGAATGGAATAGAAGATTGTTATGTAACAATTAGTAAAGCCGATTTCTTTTTTAAAGATAGTATAAAACTTTCTCATCCTATTATAGAAAAACTTAATAAGTATAAAAAAGACATTAACATATTTTATGAATTTCAAAAGGATGATGAATATGGTCCAGGTGCAGCAATAAAGGTTTGGGCTGGTAAATTTAATGAAGGCTTCTTGTGTTTATTTGGAGATAATTATTATCAAGGAAATATAGGATTAGAATATCATGATCCAAACAGTACAGTAGTTACTTACAAAGATTATGATACAAGAGCTAGGAATTTACAATTAGCTTCCATATTAGAAAATGTTGTTATAGAAAAACCACATGGAATTGTTTCAGGAAGATATTTCTGTGGTTATATGATATTTTCAAAAGAAGCATTTGATAATCTTGATAGTATTAAAATGTCAAATAGAAATGAATATGAAATTACCCATCTTATTAATTCAATGGATAATTTAAAGTTTGAGGAATTAAATATATGTTGGTATGATCTAACGTATGAAAATGATAAAGAAGTAATAGAAGATTTAATTAAAACGTGTTAAATGGAAAATGTTAAAAAAGTAGGTTTCTTTAAACTTGGTAAAGCGATTAAGTTTAATGAAAACAGTTGGGGCGCAATCGGTGGAGATTGTGAACCTAAGCAATTAATAAATGCAATAGCAAAAAGAAATCCTAATATTGAATATTGGTTATTAAGCCCTAATGATTTAGGCAGAGTTAGAGCAAAAGAAAAGCCGGCAGTTCAATCATTATTTGGAGATCCTGTTAAAGCAGAGTCAGCGGCAGAATCAAACATTCATGAATTTCATTCTAAAATGGAGAATAGAAAATCTGCTGATGAAACTGTAAAATTTATAAAAGAATTAGATTTAGATTTTATTTTCTTTTACACTGGACCATCAAGTACAGTTAATATTCCTAATTATATTAATAAGAAGGATGGGAATGGTCAAGTTAAATCATTAGACTTTTTTAAATATTATGCAGCACCAATAATTCAAGCAATGAATGAATTGGAAAAGAAAGTACCAATTGTTGGTTTACTTGTAGATAATCGATATGTATTAGCCTGTAAAGATTGGGGTATTAATAATAGACCTACATATTACTTAGCTCAAAATAATTTTACAAAAGAAGAGCAGTATTTTTATCAACCACCACTAAGAGATGTTAAAACAATTACTTCTACTTATGAATATTCAGGTATTGAAACTGTCTTTCTTTTAGATAAGACTAGGTATAACACTGATGAATTGTTTGAAATGAAAAAGACAAATTCATTTATGATGTTACAAAATCAAGGAAAAGGTACGGGAGGAATGGACCGATGGGATCCAGTTAAAGATTATATTGTAGAGAATGATATAAAGACAGATATTTATGGTAAGTGGGATGATGAATTAAAAGAAAAATATCCAAATTGGTTTAAAGGAGAAAAAAGAATTGAATCAATGACAGATGAATTACTTTCTACTAAGTATACTTTCTGTGTACCTATTAAAGAAGGAATGGTAACCTCTAAGTATGCTGAAATGCTACACTATGGTATTATACCATTCTTACATCCATCTTACGATACTGAATTTAATGTCTTCCCTGACGGTCATTTCATTAGATGTAAATCTCCAGAAGATTTAAAAAAGAAAGTAGATTTTTTAAATGCAAACCCAGAGCATTATAAAAAACTCTTTTATAATCTCCAAGAAAAGTATTTAAAAGATTCTTATTATACTGGAGAACACGTAGATAATAAAATATGGGAAGCTTATAACAAAATAACAAACTAAATATATGTATAATTCTGAAACTAAAATCCTAGTCACCGGTGGTGCTGGGTTCGTTGGTACAAATTTTATCAATGATTTATTAAATAGAGGACATAATCCTGAATGTATTGCAGTTATTGATAATATGGAACATGGAACTTATATTCCTAAAGTTCATGATCAAATAGAAAACTTTCATAGAGTTGATATTAGAAATCAATTTGTAGAAACAATTATTGAAAAATTTGCACCAGATTATGTTTATCACTTTGCAGGTTTAGTTTCAATTTATGATTGTCATGAAGATGTATATGAAGCAGTAGATAATAATATCTTAGGAAGTATTAATGTAATGAATGGCTGTCTTAAGGCAGATGTTAAAAGAATTATCTTTAGTGAAACTTCAGCAGTATATGAAAATTGCGAAATGCCTAAAGCAGGATTTAATGAAACTCAATCAGATCCTACTACAATTTATTCTACAACAAAAGCATGTCTTGCCCTATTAGCAGAATCTTATTGTAGAACTAAAGGATTGAATTATACTGCACTTAGATATTTTAATGTAGCAGGACCACTACAAGATTACGAAAGAACAATCCCACCAGTTTTTGCTGGATTTATTCTAAGAATCAAAGGTGGCCGTAATCCTATTGTGTTTGGTGATTATATGAAGGCAAGAGATTATATAGATGTATCTGATGTTAATGCATTCCATATTCTTTGTATGGAAAATGAAGATACTGCAAATCAAACATTTAATCTAGGAACTGGTAAAATGACTAACCTAATGGATCTTAAAAATATGATAGCAGACATTATGGATGTTAATGTTGATTTTGATCATTATGATGCAATTGCAGGAGAAGCATTAAATTCTTATGGAGATATTTCTAAAGCAAAATCAATGGGATGGGAACCTAAAAAAGATATAACTGATACAATCAAAGAAACTATTGTATATTTGGAAAATGAAATAGAAGAAGGTAATATTGATCCTTTTACATTCATGGAAGATTTAGAAATTGAAAAAGTTAAAATATGAAAAAAGAAAAAGAATTAAAATGGGGTACTATAATTCCACTGATTGGTGGTAGTGCAATAGGTTGTAATAAAGCAACAGGTAATTTACCAGCATTTCATTTAAGCTATGAAGCATTTGCTGCAAATGAAAGTCATATTGAAGATTATTGGCCAGAAGTACCGATGTATAGGCTAGATCATGAAGAATTAGATATTCCTAATCAAACATTTGAAAAAGTTGATTTTGTAAATTCAGTTTGCCCTTGTGCAGGATTGTCACAGTTAAATTCTGCTAGCGGTAGCGCCTCATCTAGAGGATCTGATGCGGTTCAAAATCAATGGATGTATAATTCATCGGAGTATGTTTTGGAGAATGTTAAACCTAAAGTCTTATGGGGTGAAAACGCGCCAGGATTATTTACCAAAATGGGTGAAGGTGTTGTTAATAGGCTAAAGGCCATCGGTGAAAAATATGGATATAGCTTTTCTTTAATTAAAACAAATACTGAATTACATGGAATTCCACAAAGAAGAATACGAACATTCTATTTCTTTTGGAATACACCAACTGTACCTTTATTGGAATGGAAATTCAGAGAAAAGAAACATCTTATAGATTATCTTAAAGAAATACCAGAAGATGCAACATTACAAGATATGTTTATGGTAGCCGGAAAGGTAACGGATCATTATAAACCTTATGAATTCGTATTAGAAAAAGAAGAATTGAATCATGCTGATTTTGCTAAGAAGTTTGGTAAAGGTACAATTGCTCAGTATTTAGAAAAGAATGAATTACTTGATGAATGTATTCAATGGTTAGATAAAAATTATCATAAACAAGGGTTCTCTAATAAAAAATCCACAAAATCATTTGGTGATATGTTAGAGCATCAGAAATATAAAACAAGCCAAGGTTTAGGTTATTGGGATGCATCACCTCACTTCTTTAATGAAAGTTTCTCAGCTCTTATCGGTAGAAATATGTTTAATGGTGTACACCCAACGGAAAACCGATATTTAAACATTAGAGAAATGTTACACTTAATGGGATTACCTTTAGACTTTGGTATTAAGGATGCTAGGCAAGTTAATCATATTGCTCAAAATGTACCTGCAACAACGGCTATGGATATGGCAGTTGAAGTTAAAAAGTTCTGTGAAGGTAAATCTAAAATGACAAACTTTACTTTTATGAAACAGGATAATACAAACCAAAAAATCCTAGTAACAGAAGAACTGGGCGCAGTACCTAAAAAGAAGTATAAAGTTAAGAGTACTTTTTAAAACTAAATTAAATTAATGCATATAACAATAAACAAATAATAAATTCAATGGAAGCAACTATTAAAAAAATTGACGGTTACGAATTAAGTACATTCGTCAAAAAACTTTTACCAATTGATAAATTCATTTTTATGAAAATTGGAAAGGAAGGAACCGTTTCATCTGTATACTTCCCAGAAAGGGATGCAGTGAAATTAGTATCAACACCAACATCTGATATCTTTGACACTGACATTACTAATCCAGTAAAGGTTAGTTTTTATAATGGTACCAAAGTAATCGATGCACTATCTCATTTTAATGGAGATGTACAAGGTAAAATTAAGTACTCAGAAATTGATGGAGAATTAATGGCAAGTGATTTTACTTTAGAGAATGCTGATCTTCAAATTAATTTAGCATGTGCTGATCCATCATTATCATTTATGGAAATGAGTAAAGAAGAAACTGATCGTGCATTTGGAACTGACGGTAATATATTTCAGTTTGATCTTTTAACAACTCATGTGGATAAAATGAAATCTTTATTTAATTTAGAAAGAGAAGAAGATACATTTACATTAGCAGTAACTGATAAAGGTATTGCAGTACAAGGTCTTTCTTATGATGCTACTTTAGCTCATTCATATGAAGGTGAAAATGCAGTAGGACAAAAGGTTGTAATTTACAAAAAATATATTAACCTTTTAGATAAAGAAAACTATAAAGTGGTAGTTTGTAATAATAAAGTTGTATTTAGATCTTTAGATACCAACACTCACTTAACTGTCGCTGTGGCGATTACTGACGAGGATTAATTTTTACTTATCCTTAATATAATAAAGGCATCTCTATATGAGGTGCCTTTTTTCTTAAACTTTTTATAGTTTTTAGCATATAAAAATAAATAATAAATTATGGCATATAAAACAAAAATTGGTCTCAGAGCTAATATAACTAAAAAGAATGGTCAAGATACAATAGAGTTTATAGAATTTGATGCAAGATACCAAGATACCTATATTCAGTATATCACCGAATATTATAATCCTTTAACAGGTTTATTTGACACCGAAAAAACCCTCATATATTTTGAAGGCAATGATACATTACTTATAAATCAAGACTTTGCTACAACTTCTACTGAATTAACATAATATGACAGAGCTTACAGAATTACAGCAAATCAATAAAGAAGCAAGTAAGTTTTATAATTATGAGCAAGCAGTTAAGTTAATGCTTAACTCTATTTATGGTGCATTTGGTAATCCTTACTTTTATTTCTTTAATGTTGATATAGCAGAGACTATAACATTACAAGGTAAAGATGCAATTTTATATACTGAAGAATTACTTAACATGTACTTTAGTAAATATTGGCATAAAGACATTGCTGCTCATAAAGAAATGGGAATAACAGTAACTGGAAGAATAGAAAATCCTGTAGGTATTTATATTGATACAGATTCAGTATATGTAAAGTTTGATGAAGTAATAGAAAAATCAGAAGGTTGGAAAGGTGATGAAAAGGAATTTATTTTAAAATTATATAAGGTTAGAGTAAATGGTTATTTAGAAAAAATTCTTCAAAAATATGCTGATGATAATAATGCAGAAAACTTTTTATCTTTTGAATTAGAAAGCATTGCCAAAAATGCAATATGGTTAGCTAAGAAAAAGTACATGCAAAATATTGTATGGAAAGATCCAGATATTCATTATGAAGATTTGTCTAAAATTAGTTCAAAAGGTTTTGAAATTATTCAATCGTCTACTCCAATATTTGCTAGAGAAAAACTAAAAGATTTATTAACATACATATTCTCTGTTGATAAGTTAGATATGAAAGCATTTGCCGCATTACTTAAAGATATAAAAAGACAATTTAAATTGGCAAATGTAGATCAAATTTGTTTTTCTAGAAAAGTAAATAATTATCAAAAATACATTACAAATGATTATGAAGCTTTTGAATTTGCATCAAGGTGTCCCATTGGAGTAAGATCTGCAGGTTACCATAATTATTTATTAAATAATTCTACATCTAAAGGTAAGTATCAGCCGCTAGGCAATGGTGAAAAATGTAAAATGTATTTCTCTAAAGATAAAGCATGTGATGTGTTTGCATTTGCACCTGGTGAATATCCTTATGAATTTGCACCAGAAATGGATCATGATAGACAATTTGAAAAAACAATACTAGATCCTATTAATCGAGTAGTAACTGCAATGGGATTTAAAGCATTTAATAGAAATTTGATTTACACTACAAGCCTATTTTAACTTTAAACAAAAGGCAAAAAATCAATATAATAATAAACAAAAATAATATGGCAAAGGAATTCTCATTCGCAGATTTAAACAAAGAAATGTCAAAGATATCCGAGTACGGAAATACTTTAGACAAATCAACAATTTCAGAAATTGATCATTATATACCAACAGGAAATTATCATCTTAATGCATGCTTAACAGGATCTCTATTTGGAGGTTATCCTAACAACAGAGCAGTTGCATTAGCAGGACCATCTGGGACTGGTAAAACTTATCTTATTTTAAATGCAATTAAACAAGCACAAAAACAAGGGTATAGTATAATTTTTTATGATTCCGAAAATGCAGTAGATAAAAAATTAGTTGAAAAATTTGGTATTGATCCAAAAACATTTAGATATGAACCGTGTAATACTGTTCAAGAATTTAGAAGTTCAGTAACTGCAATTACTGATGTACTAATTGAGCAAAAGAAAAAAGGAATTGAATTGCCTAAAATAATGGTAGTTTTAGATTCTGCTGGTAACCTTGCAACGCAAAAAGAAATTGATGATGCAAAGACTGGAAGTAGTAAAGCTGATATGACAAGAGCTAAACTTTTAAAATCTACTTTTAGAATTATTATGACACAATTTGGTATTTGTAAAATTCCATTCTTATTTACTAATCATACATACCAAACTCAAGATTTATTTTCAAGACAAGTTGGCGGCGGCGGTACTGGTCCAGAATATGCAGCCTCAATTATTTTATTTTTAGGTAAAGCTAAACTTAAAGAAGGTATAGAACAGACTGGAATTATTGTAACTGCTAAACCAAATAAAAACAGATTTGCAAAACCAACAAATATTAAATTCCATATTTCTTTTAATAAAGGTATGAATCCTTATGTAGGTTTAGAAGAATACATAGGCTGGGATATCTGTGGCATTGAAAGAGGAAGGTTTATAACTGACGGTGCATTTAATAAATTAACTGATCCAGGAAAGGCTGACTGTAGAAAGCATTCATTTAAAAAAGATAAAAAGGATGTAATTGTTTATTTTCAACCTTCTCCAACTGCTCGTAAGCTCTGTGTAAAACATTTAAATGATACAGTAGATCTTAATCAATTATATTCACCACAAGTATTAACTGATGATGTATTAAAATTACTAGAACCTATTGTTGCTGAAAAGTTTACATACGGTGATGAATTAGACCAGGAAGAATTAGGTAATATAATTACAGAAACAGTTGATGATGTTACCGAAAACTCTTAATACTACAAAGCTTAAAGTAAAGTATGTATTAGGAAACCACACAACATTGCCACATTACCCTGATGCTGAAGATATACTTTTTGAATTAATTAGAGACTACTGTGGGAAAGTTTCTAAAGACATAAAATTTACAGATGTTTCAATGGCAAAACGCTGGAACTTATCCAAAGAACAATGTGATATTATTTTAAAAGAATTATTAAAGCATAAGTTTTTAGAAATATCTTTACAGAATTCTGCATATACAACTTATGAAGTAATCTATAATCCTTATCAATAAAACTAAATATGTTTTTTAGCATATAAAAATAAAACTACATGAAATCAAGTATAGATCACGAAAAGATTTTCTTTAACTATTTTTTAACAAAGCCACATTATCTGAAAGGAACAGGTAAAGGCTTTTTTGCAAATAGAGATTTAGATCAGATTGCAAAACTCTCAAAAGATTTCTATTTAAAATTTGGCGAAAGCCCGTCTAAACAACAGATGTCAGCTTTAGTTAAGGATGACCCTAATGAGATATCTCAGGATATTGTAAAATCTGTTTTTGATATTAATATTAATGAATATGATCAAGATTGGTTAAAGAGAACTGGAGAGGCGTGGGTTAAATGGAAACATTTTGATAAACAATTAGTTAGAACAATTGAATATGTAAAAACTCAAGATGTATCACCAGAAAATGTAGAGGATGTAGTTCAGCGCGCAATAGGAATGATCTCAACTGATGGGTCAATTAATTTTGATACTGATACAGGTTTAGATTTCTTTAATCCTGAATCTCATATTCAAAGAACATCAAAGAAAATAGAAACAGGTTGGAGCTTTGTAGACCGAGTATCTGGTGGAGGTTATGATACTAAATCATTAATAGTTTATGCAGGAGAACAAAACATTGGTAAATCTATATGGTTAGCAAACGATGCAGCCAATTTTGTAAAGATGGGGCATAATGTAGTTTTTATAACAGCAGAAATGTCAGCTCAAAAGGTATTAAAAAGAATAGGTGCTAATCTTTTACATGTTCCAATGAGTGATTATGATAAAAATGCAACTAATAGGGATTATATGAAAAGAAAGTTGGAAAAGGTATCTAGGGGTTTATTACCTCCTGGTAAATTATTTGTTAAAGAATATCCAACTTCACAAGGAACTATACCAGATATTGAATCATACTTAAAAGATTTAGAAGAATCAACAGATCATAAAGTAAATGTATTAGTTGTAGATTATATTAATATTCTTGCAAATTATAGAAATCCTAATACTGAAAATACTTATATGAAGATTAAGCAAATAGCTGAAGATCTTAGAGCATTAGCAGTTAAAAGAGATATGCTAGTTATCTCTGCTACTCAGATTAATCGTGGCGCATGGGATGCAACAGAAGTAAGAATGGAAAATATAGCAGAATCCGCAGGTCTTGCGCATACTGCCGATGTAATGTATGCACTGATACAAGATTCAGTAATGCATGCTGAGCGTGAATATTGGTTAAAGGTTTTAAAAATTAGAGACGGTCAAGGAAAGGGATCAAGATGTAGGTTTAATATTGACTATGAACATATGAGATTAACAGAAACTGATGATATATCAGGATAAAAATAAAATAAAACATTATGTGGGGTAAAAAGAAAAAGAAACTTACAAAAGCAGAAGAAGATAAAAAATCAGGCTATCAAGAAAAAGATAAGATTTTTAATAATACTTATGGAGAACAGGATTTAGGTGGCCAAAAGATAAACTTTACAGTATCATCGTCATGGTTAGACGGAATGGATCCAGATGATAAACAGCACTATGATTCGTTATTTGAAGTAATTGATAAATTAATTAAAGGTAGTGAATTTGAGCATTTAAACGAAGCAACACCAGAAGGCGTTATTAAAAAATTAAATAAAGTTCAAATTAATAAAGTCTTTTTTTATATTATAGAAAACACAGGTGATGATTATACTAGAATAGATTTATTTAGTGTTCTTTCAGATTATTTTGATGTATTTCCTAATAAATTTTACAATTCATTATCCAATAAATTTAAGGATGAGCTTATAAAAGAATTAGATGCAAAATACAATATTTTAGAAAAAAGAAAAATTAGAAAATTATTTTAATATGACAAAAAGAATATGGATGTTATCCGATTCTCATTTAGGCTGCAGGTCAAATTCTGTTTTATGGCTTAAAATAATTGAAGATTACTTTTTTGAATTCTTTATACCTTTAGTAAAAAAAGAATATAAGAAAGGTGATGTTCTTTATCATTTAGGTGATGTATTTGATAACAGACAAAGTGTTAATTTAGCAGCACAAGATTTAGCCATTAGAGTATTTGAAGAATTAGGAAAGATATTTCCAGATATTCATATCATTGTAGGTAATCATGATATAATGAGAAAAAACAGTAATGAAATATCATCTGTTGACTGTTTAAAATATTTACCTAATGTAAACGTATTAAAAGAACCTAAGGTTTTAAAATATAAAGATGCTACGTGTTTATTAATGCCGTGGAGAAGAAATCATGAACATGAAAAAGAAACTTTAGATAATATTAAAGATAAGATTGATTATATGTTTTGTCATACTGAAACTCGAGGGGTTCAGACTAGTCCTAGTACAAAACATTTACATGACGGTGGAAATGAGGTAGGAATCTTTAAAAGATTTAAGAGAGTTTATTCTGGCCATATTCACTATAGACAAGATAAAGAAAATTTTGTTCTTGTAGGAAACCCTTATCAAATGACAAGATCTGATAGGGATAATCAAAAAGGGATATACTTATTAGATTTAGAAACTGGAAAGCATCAGTTTTTTGAAAATCATGTAAGCCCTATTTTTATTAGATATTATATTAATGAAATATTAGAAATGAGAATGGAAGATGTTGCAAAGGAAATACAAGATAATTTTGTAGATGTTTTTATTCCTTCTAATGTATTAGGTAAGTATAATATTAATATGTTTATGGATTATCTTGACGGTTTAGCTAGAAAATTAGAACCGAGGATTTATGATGAAGAAAATCCTTATGATAGAGAAGATGGTGAAATGTCAGATTTTAACGGTGAATTAAACTTAATGAATATTGCAGCAGAGCATATTAATTCTTTAGATTATGATGAAGATTTAAAGGAAAGACTAAAGGTATCAGTGCAAGAATTATATAAAAGAACATTATCTCCAAACTATGAAAATTAAAAAGGTAGAGTTTAAGAATTTTGCAAGTTATGGAAATAGATTGCAAATAATAGATTTTGAAGAAGATAAGAGCAACTTATACTTAGTACTAGGCGGAAACGGTGCTGGTAAAAGTACACTAGCAAAAGTTATAACTTATTTATGTTATGGTAAAGTAGAAGGCTCAACGTTAAAAGATTTACCTAACAGAGTAAATGGAGAACTTTATGGAAGAATATGGTTAGAATCAAAAGGTAATAAAATTGAAATAGAAAGAGGAATTAATCCAGGCATATTTAATGTTAAGATTAATGGTTCTGAATATGATGTTGCAGGTAAAGTAAATTTACAAGATTTTTTAGAAACAGAAATTTATGAAATACCATATCATGTTTTTAAGAATGTAATTATTTTATCGGTAAATGATTTTAAATCTTTTATTACAATGTCTCCTTATGATAAGAAAAGAATTATTGATAAAATATTTGGCTTTTCAATTATTAATGAAATGGCTGAAGCTGTTAAAGAAAAAAGAAAAGGAATCATTGAAGAAATTAGAACTTATGAAGATGAAATAAGAACTCTTAATGAATCCATTGGCTCGGTTTATGATAAGATAGAACAAATAGAATTATTAACAGCAGAAAAGGATAAATCTAAAGTTAAAAAATTAAAGGAAGATTTAATTTCTTTAAATGAAAATAGAAAAAAATTAAATACATTTACACAAACAACAAAGCTAAAGCTTGAAGAATTAGATAAGGATTCTAGAAAAAAAGCAACAGATCACTCCTCTCTTAATCATCAAATTTTAAATGTTAAAAAAGATTTAAAATTATTTGAAAATTCTACATGCCCAACATGTACAGCTCCTCTTACTTCAGACTTTCACTTAGATATTAAAAAAGAAAAGGAAAAATCATTAATAACTCTTACTAAACAATTTGAGGTTATTAAAATTCAATATGAAGAAGCAGAATCTAAGTTAACAGATTTAAGAACAAAAGGTAGGCAGATTCATGTTAAGGCTGGTCAATTAGAAACTCAAATGGAAGCTATTAAAGATAAGTTAATTGAATTATCTGAAAAGGATGAATCAGATTCGTCTACCAATTTAAAACAATTGGTGAAAGATTTTAAAATTCGCAAAACTGAAAAGTCAAATGGTAAACTAAAAAGTGAAGCAGATGATTTTTATTTAACTATCTTAGAAAACTTAATGGGTGAAGATGGTATAAAGAATTTAGCAGTAAGATCTATCTTACCTTCTTTTAATAATCATATACTTTTAATGGGAAGAGAAATGGGAATTCCATTTGGTATTAGATTTAATGAAAAGTTTTATTGTACATTACATCACTTAGGAACTGAAATAAGTGCAAAGACATTAAGCACAGGTGAAAAGAAAAAAGTAGACTTTGTAATTATTATGGCATTGATGAAAATGATTAAAGTTAGGTTCCCATCTTTAAATATTTTATTTTTAGATGAAATCTTTTCTTCTATTGATTCTGATGGTGTATATCATATAATTAATATACTTCATGATACTATACAAGATATAGGATTAAATACATTTGTGATTAATCATACAGTATTACCTAGTGAATATTTTGATAAAAAGTTAGAAATAACAAAAGATGCAGGCTTTAGTGAATTTACAATTGAAACTATTGGATAAATATAATACAAGAAAAAATTAAACATGACGAATGTCAGCATATAATCAAGAGTTTAATAAAGACAATACTATACTACGTTATATTATAGTAGCTCTTTTAGCAGAACTAAAAGATAAGGTTTATTATTATAATCAAATAGATGAAGATACTTTAAAGAAAATACCAGTTCCTTTCTTTTATTCAATAACAGGAGACGGTAGATTTTTAATGGATAATTTTTTGTTTGATGCCGAAGCCTCAGGTAAGGCTATTGGTGACTATGAGACAGTACCAAGAGGTATAGTACAGCTAACTGGCATATCCATAGATTCAGGTAACCAAACAAATAAGTTCGCTAGAGGTGAGTTTGTTCAAGAATGGGAAGGTATATTAAAAACCTTTTCAATGGAGACTAACTTTTTACCTCTTAACATGTCGTTTGATTGCACAGTAGTATGCTCTTCTAATTTAGAAATGTTAAAGGTTACTGAATCTTTAATGAGTAAGATTTATAAAAATACACTGTTTCAAGTTGATCTAGGCATGATGAGAGTTCAGGCCAGTTTTGCAGTCCCAGAAGACTATACTCAAAATAGATTATTTGAATTTCAGTTAAATGATAAAAAAGAATGGAGTGTAACCTTTCCTATCGAAGTAGCTTCATTTATGCCAGTATTTGAACATGGTATTTTAATTCCTGAAATAAGTTTAATGACTAAAGCAGCAATTAAAGCTAACCCTAAAGCTGCAGGTGTAGGAATGTTAAGATCAGGTATAGACAATGAATTAGGAATATACTTTGGTGGAATATTTCAAAAATTTAATTATACAGAAGAAAGTTTATTGAAAGTTCAGCCTAGTGGAACTTTCAGCAATAAAGGTTATATTAATCCAGATGCTATACAAACAGGAGGTCCTTATTTAGATGCAACTATAACGTCCGCTCCAATAGTTCCTGAATCCTTAGAAAGTTTAAATTATAGGAATGCAAAGGCTAAACCTAAAGTAGATGAATCAGGATTAGGAAGTGTTGATTCAGGTTTTGATGGATAAACAATTAATCAAAGAGACTTATAATATATAAAACAAATCAAATAGTGTAATATGGAAAACACAGTTAACGAAGGACAAACACAAGTTTATGCAGATGGGGCAATTGATGCTCAACCTGGTGTAAATACTAATGCCCTTTATCTTAATAACCCTAAGCAACAATTAATAGATATAATTCATGTATTATTTAGCCAAAGTGGTAAAATGTCAGATGTGGCACCAACTGGAGATAATATAGATGGAAAAATTACTCATAGTGAGGCTATGACAGATCAACAAGTCATGGCAATATTAGTTGGGATGGGAATTCCACAGCAAATGGCAATGAGTGGTATTGCAAAATATCGTGAAATGACTAAAGAACAGTCCGATATATACACTGAAAATAATAATCAAAAAAATCATAACAAAATGAAATTTACATTAACAGACCTGTACGAAAACGTTATGGATAGCATTAATGGATTGAAGGCAATGGATAATGACAATTCCAGGGTTTCGTATTCTGTTAAAGAATCTTTAACTATTTTGGAAGAAGCAATAACTGCATTTCCAATGAAACTTAAAAATGCCGATCTTACTGCAATTAGTGAAGAACTAGAAAATTCAGTTAGCCCGGACCTTAAATTTAAAATTGCAAGAAACTTATATACTAAATTAGCTCAGTCAACTTGGTTAAATCCAATTTCTGAATTAAGAGAGTATATAATGGAATCATATAATAATTCCAAATGGTACTTTAGAATTAGTGAATCTATTGAAAGAACTTCAAATCAAAAAGGAAAATTAATGGAATCATTTAATTCTGATTTAGTTTCTTTATTAAATGAATCAGATGTAAAATCTAAATTTGCTGTTGTTGCTACAAAACACCCATGGTCAATGGATGCTAAGCAAATAGTAAATGAAATGAATGCTGAAGATCAAAAAGTTGCATCTACTGCAAATGGTAAAGTTGTATCTGTTCTTTCTCCAGTATTAGAATCTGAAGAAGGATTAACATTCCACTTACATGGAAAGAATTATACTTATAATGGAACTGACATTACTGAAGCTAATGTAACTGATCCAAGATTCTTCGATGTATCTGAAGGTTTAAATATGTTCTCAAGAAATGGAAACATTCTTTCATTACATGGAGAAAATGGTAAATCATTAGAATATAACATTACTGAAGGAACTTTAACAATGGGTAAAGTTAATATGACTAACTACAGTATAATTGAATTAAAAGAATCTTTATTAGCAACTAACTTTTCAGGATACAGAAACCAATGGCAAAATGATAAAATCTGTAAATTCTTTGAATCAGTTGATTTAATCGCTGAAATGGATAATTTTACAACAGTACAAAATCAAGAATTCTTAGATGTATTTTTAACAATGATTGGGGTAAATGAAGGTATTTACATTAATAAAGTAAATCCTGGAATGAACTTAAATGAAATGGTAAAAATTGATACTGCTACTGAAACTGTTGAAATAGTAAAAGAATTTATTAACTTTGATGTTTCTCCAATTCTTTCTGAAAGATTAATTGCAGAGAATAATGAAAAGGCAATTGATGAAAACAAAAGAAAAGATCTTACTGATTCTATTTCTTTCTTAGAAGAAAAGAAAGCTGAAGTTGAAGCCGCTATTAAAAAGTTAGGTGAAACTGAAGAATTAACTGAAGCTTTAAATTTATTAGCTGAAGAGTTAAAAGGAAAAGAAAAAGAATTAGCTGATTCATATATTTCTGAAAAAAAAAGTAAAGACGACTATTTAAATGATGGTTTCGTAGAAGCATCGGTTAAAAAAAGTGGACAAGGTCTTAAAAAGAGACAAGAAGTCTTAGTTAATGCTGAAGAATATGCTTCTCTAGGCGATGATGATATGTTAAGTATAATTGTTCCTAAGGATGGGAAAAGTATAATATTACCTAAAGGTGATCTAGAGGTTAAGATTTAATCTGCAATACATTCTAGTTTAATATAATTAGAGGACCGATTGAAATTAAACAATCGGTCCTTTTTTGTATATAATAATAAATTAAACAAATCTAATGGCAAGAAAAAGAAATTATTTAAATAACAGAGATCTCCTTGAGCAGATTGTATTATCTAAAGAAAAGGATGAATTAACGCCAAAGGCTTTGGAATTTTTAATGTTATTAGCTGATAAGTGTTCTAGGAAATTAACTTATAGAAACCCAGAAGATAGGCAAGATTGTATTGCTTATGCTTATATGGATCTTTATAGATATTGGAGAAATTTTAATCCAGAAAAAAGTACCAATGCATTTGCTTATTTTACTGAAATAGCAAAAAGAGGATTTGCAAAAGGTTGGAACAAATTACACCCAAAGAAATATCATGGCACTGTATCAATTAACGGGAGCGCTGATAGCGAAGGAATTTATACAATATAGTTAATTGCCTATGAGCATTAAAAAGGTAAAGCCTACTTCAAAGTCTGGATTTAAACAAGGTTATTATAAACCTAAGTACCCTCAAAAATATCGAGGGGAAGGTCCAATCATATATAGAAGTAGTTGGGAAAGAAAATTTTGTTATTGGTGCGATCATAATGAAGATGTGATTTATTGGATATCAGAACCTTTCTCTATACCTTATTTTAATTTGCTAGATAATAAGTTTCATAAGTATTATCCTGATTTTTTCTTTAAAATGAAAAAAGGAGATGAGACTCAAGAATATGTAGTAGAAATAAAACCTAAGGCACAATTACAAAAACCAAAGGAACCTAAAAGAAAAACAGCAAAAGCATTAAAGAATTTTAAATATGCTTACGAATCATATGTAAGAAATTTATGTAAAACTAATGCACTAAACAAAATGGCAAAAGAAAGAAATTGTAAAGTAATGCTATTAACTGAAGATTCAAAATTATTTTAATGGCTTTAATAGGATCATTTACAGAAGACTTAGAACTTTATCTTGCTGAAAGTAAAGGTAGAAATCGTGCATCTAAACAATCACAAATAGATATACCTCGAATTTCTGCAAAGGCTGATGGTGTTTTAAATCCTGGTCAAATGTATAGTTTTTATTATTATACTAAAGATGAGGCTTTTTATGATTCACATCCACTAGTTATAGGTTTAGGAGAATCTGACAACGGACACCAATTAGGTATTAATTTACATTATATGCCGTATGAGGCAAGAATACCTTTCTTAACAGAACTTACAGTATCGCTAAAAACACAAATAGCAGCTTTAACTAAAGGTAAAGCATTAGGCAATCCTGACTCACAAGCACCTATTACAGCCTTTAGGTGGGAATTTGTCAAACAAGCATTTGGTAAAAAATATAATTTAACTTACTGTACAAGACAGTATATAATAAAGAAAATGAAAAACCCTTATGTTTTAGGATATGAGGATTGGTATGTTGGGGCAGTTAATAATGAAAGCGATTTTTATGGTGGAAATATTAACCAAGCCCAAGCATTATACTATAAGAATATATAAACTAATAAAAAAATAGATTATGGCAGGTTTTACAGATAGAAGAGGTCCTTTAAGTACTGGAAATCCAGTAAGAAGACTTCTAAAAGATCTTTCTAATTTAGGAATGGCATACGATGATATGATCATTCGTAATTCACGTGCAGTAGGTTTTACTGAAAATCAAATGGGTTATTCATTTAATCCTATGGGTTCGGATGGTGATGATATGTATGGTGCATTTGCTGCACTATCATTAACTGATACAAACCTAAAGAAAAATATTGCATTTTTTGATCAAGACTATGTTAGAAAAAGAGACCAACTTAGAACCTTTGCAGTACAAGATGAAATAGAAGATATCTTAGATGTATTAACTGATGAAGCAATTGTATTTGACGAATCTAATTACATGGCTTATGCAGACTTTAATGGCCATATTGGAGAATCAATCGAAGAAGAAATTAATGATGTATATAATAATATCTATAATTACTTTGGATTTAATGATATGGTTGCTCCGTGGAATTATTTTAGAAAATGGTTAATTGATGGATTTCTTGCATTTGAAATAGTTTATAATGATAAGCAAACAGAAATTATTGGTTTTAAAGAATTAGATCCAATATCATTAATGCCAGGTATCGATACGGATGACGGTAAAAAAGTTTGGATTCAATATAAAGGTGAAGGTGCAAAGGAAAGAACATTATGGGATTCTCAAATAATATACATTTCATATTCTTCAGTAAATTCCCCAATGAGAATATCTTATGTGGAAAGATTAATAAGATCTTTTAACCTTTTAAGAATAATGGAACATAGTAGAATTATCTGGGCTGTATCTAATGCTTCATTTAAAACACAGTTTACAATACCTGTCGGAGGTAAATCTAAAACAAGAGCAAAGCAATCTCTAGCAACATTAATGAATTCATATCGTGAGGTTGTAGACTTTAATTTTGAAAGTGGTGAGATTCAAACCAATGGTAAACCAATGATGCCATTCAATAAAGAATATTGGTTACCTTCTAAAGATGGGGAATCACCAGAAATTCAAACAATAGGTGGGGACGGTCCTGATTTAGGAGATACTGAATCTTTAAAATATTTCTCTGATAAATTACAATTAGCATCTAAGATACCATTCTCTAGGTTTGATAGAGAAGGTGGTAATACATATGATATGGAAGCAAGTGGTATGTTAAGAGATGAAATTAAGTTTGGAAGGTTTATTTCAAGATTAAGATCAATATTTCAAGAAATACTAGTTAAACCTGTATATCTTCAAATGTGTCTTAACCATCCTGAATTAAAAAATGATATTGCTTTTAAAGCAGGTTTAGGATTAAACTTTATGAAGGATAATGTATTTGAAGAAATGAAAGAGATGGAACTCCAAACTAAACGTGTTGATTTTATAGGTAATATGAAAACTCAATTAAGTACAATGACTGCTGAGATGGAAGAAATACCATATTTTGATTTAGGATTCTTAATTAAGAGATATGGTGGATTTACACGCGATGATATTAAAGCCAATGCTCGAGCTAAAGAACGTACTGAGTTAGAAGCAGATGGTTATAAAGAAGAAGATATTGAAAAGATCTTGTTAGGTGCAAATCCTAAAGATTTTAAGCCTGAGAAGAAATCTGATGGAATAGATGAAGACCCATTAGCTGGAATCTAAAAACTATCAAGAGTTATAATATATAAATCAAATAATACTAGAAAGATGTCAAATAAGAAACTTTTAATTCTAGAAAGATCTAAGTCTAATTTAAGTATGACAAAGGATGCCGATGGCTCTGTTGTCCTTGAAGGTGTATTTACTGAGATTGGAGTAAAGAATAAAAATAATAGAATTTATGAAGAAGCTGAAGTACTTCCTCATATTAATGAATTAAAGGAAAAAGTTAAAACTAACAAATTGTTAGGTGAACTTGATCACCCAAAAGATTTTGATATTAGCCTATCAAACGTTTCTCATGTTATTGAAGATTTAGAATATGATAAGGACAAGAAACAAGTTCTAGGAAGAATAAGATTATTAAATACTTCAAAAGGTAAAGAAGCTCAGGCATTAATAGAAGATGGTATTCCATTACATATTTCAAGCAGAGCAGCTGGAACAGTTGATGAAGCTGGAAAGGTTAAAATTAAAAAATTCTTCACGTATGATTTAGTTGCAGATCCTGGATTTGAAAATGCTGAATTATCAAAAGTAAATGAATCTTATGGTTTTGGAGATACTGAAGGTTTATACATTTATGAAATGGCAGAAACTGAAGATGAAATAAATAAAACAAATAAAACAGATCTAACAATGGAAAATACATCAGACAAATTTGTAACTGTTGACGATTTTAATAAGTACACTGAATATGTAAAGAATACATTAGACAGTGTTAAGGAATCTGCAAATTCTAATAACGATGAGTTAATTGAAAAGCTAGTTAAATATACTGAGCATATTGCAGAGAAAGTAAATCAGGTTACTGATTATACTGAATACTTATCAGAAAATCTAGACAAGAGCATATCTCACTCTGACTACTTAGCAGAGAACATCGACAAAATTAAAAATTATGCTTCTTACTTAGGAGAAGAACTAGACAGTTCTATTCAATATACTGAGCATGTTGCTGAACAGGCAGATAAAGGAATTGCATATTCTAATTATTTAGGTGAAAGCTTGGATAAAGGAATTAAGTATTCTGAATATGTTGCTGAAAAGGTTGATCAAAATATTGCTTACTCTGAATATCTTGGAGAAAATGTAGATAAGAGTATTAAATATTCTGAATACATTGCAGAAAATGTAGCTGCTGTAGCTACTGAATCAATTAATGAAGAATCATCTGATCCAGTAATTGAAGAAGCTATTAATGAATCAGTTGAAATTAAAGAAGAGAAGAAATCTTATAAAGATACTATTAGCGAAAAATTAGCAAACTTAATTTCTAAAGCAGAAACTAAGAATCTATCTGAAATGCACTTTATGAACTTCTTATCAGAATCTAAAAAGAATGAATTTGATTCTTTATCTGAAGACAAAAGAGGTTTAATAGTTGAATCAATGAATAAAGATTCTATCATGTCAACTGTGCAAGCTGAGAATGTTTGGGAATCATGTTTTATAGTAGAAAGAAAGGCAATTAACTTTATTGATGATATGCCATCAAAGTATTCTGATAAATGGAATGCTCTTTCTGAAAATAGAAAAGAACAAATCATATCAGAATCTAAATTCCATTCGTTAAGTACTCCTTATGCCATTAATAACTTTTGGCAAACAAGAGATCTTAGAGATACTCAAATGAATTTAGAAACTCTGAACGAAAGTAAAACTGCTGCTGAAGCTGCTCAGGAAAAATCTGAGCCATTATTAAATGAAAGCTACCAAGCAGATTTAATTCAAAAAATGAAATTCAGATTAAATAGATAATCATTTAATCTAAACAATATAATCGAATAGTCAAGAAGAAAAGGACTCAGGCGATTAAAAACGGAATATTAATAGTATTCCACAAAATGCGAAAAATAATTTTAAAAAATGTACGCAAATCAATTAATCAACGAGGCTGAGGTTCAAAAGACTTGGGGACCTGTTATTGAGGAAAGTACTGGAATTACTGAAAAGTCTAAGTTATCTTGGATGTCTAAGTACTGCCATTACCATAATCTTAATGAGAGTGTTTACAATACTGTACACCTTAACCCGAACATGAATGTTCAAAGTATGGGGAACGTAACATTGCCAGGAAACCCTGGATCAATGAATGCTTTCCCAGCACAAGCTACTGGATCTGGTGACAGACCTTTTTCTTTGCTACCACTTGCAATGCAAGTAGCTGCTCAGACTGTAGGTTTAGACTTAGTACCTGTAGTACCAATGCAAGGCCCAATGGGAGTTTTAACTTACCTAGACTTTGTATACGGTGGAGGTAGAGGATCAGGAGCTCCTGTTAACGGCGCTTTAGATACATCTGCTGCTCCATTACTAATTAAATTTAGTGCAACTAATAATGATGGAACTGCTTTCTTAGTAAATGATGTATTATATGCTGATCAATACAACTCATCATCAACTGCGTTAACTCCAGTAGCTGCGAATTTAGCTTTTGCTTCTTATGAACTTACTTTTGTAGGTGTATCAAGAATCGATGGTTTACAAATATTCAGAGTTAGAGCTAACAATACTGCACAAGGTTTAACAACTGCTAATACAAACTTAGGAGCAACTTCAACTAACGTTGGATCTAATTATGCTCAAGGTTCTGAATTAGCTGCATCAACAATCTATAATTCAATTGTAGCTCAACCTGCTGCTGCTGTAGCTGGTTCTGCAACATGTAAGCTTTATGGATTAGCAAGAGCTTTAGCTACATCAGTAAGAGCTGGTTCTGCTGCAACCGATATGGGTGCTGGTGCAACTATTACTGTAATGGCATCATGTGCTGCTGCTCCAAGTTTAGGTTTAGTTAAAGCTTTGGAAGATCATATTACTGGTTTTTCTGGTAATGCTTTCCAACCAACTAACGACCCTGCAACTGGCTTCCCTGCTTTTGGAACTGAGAATATTAACGGAAACGATCCTTACCAAAGAGGTGTAGGTGAATCTACTGTTGATAACATCATGGGACTAAGCTTATTCAACAAGTCTGTAGCTGCTGAAACTTTCCAAGTTGCTGCTGCTGTGACTAGAGAACAAGTTCAAGATCTGAAGCAATTCGGAATTGATGCTGTTGCTCAAGTTGAGGCTGTATTGGTAAATGAGTTAACTCAATCTATCAATAAATACATCCTAGACAGAATTTTCAGAAATGGAACAACTAACGCTGTAAATATCTTTGGTATTAACGCTACTACATTATCTGCATCATTTACTACTGCTGTAGGTGCTGGTGCTGGTGTTGCTGTCAACTTAGGACCAAACAATACAACTAATGCAAACCAGGCGCAAGCAATTGCTCAGTTTACATCTGTTGCTCAGGGTGGTTCAACTCAAGGTGATGTACAACGTAGAATCTATACTAAAATTCTTGCTGCAAGTAACTTAATTGCTACTAGAGGAAGAAGAGGACCTGCAACGTTTGCAGTAACAGGTGGAGAAATGGCAACTGCTCTTCAATCTGTGGCTGGATTTATTGCATATCCGTTATCTAATACAGTTAACCAAGCTGGTGGATCTTTATATCCAATCGGTGCAATTGCTGGGGTAACAATTTATGTAGATCCTAACAGAGCTTTTAATGACTATACAATTTGTGTAGGACGTAAAGGTGATGGTAATTCTCCAGGATTAGTATTTATGCCATACTTAATGGCTGAATCTGTAGAAACTATCGCAGAAGGAACAATGGCGCCGAAAATCGCTATTAAGTCTAGATTTGCTTTAGTAGATGCAGGATTTAATCCAGAATTAATGTATTACACAATGGGCTTCAACTTTAATGCTGGTGCTTCTCTGATATAATTTATATCAAAGTAATATCTTTATATAGAAAGCCACTCTTCGGGGTGGCTTTTTTGTTCTTACATCTCTAATATATAAAAAAATTAAAAACAATAATAGATCATGGCAAAATTAAAGACATATAGTGAATTTGTTAACGAAGCATTAATAGATGCCGTTAAGAATCCAATTAAGTGGAAAAAAATTAAAAACAATGCAAAGAAATATCAAAAAGCTAAAGTAGCACAAGCACTTAATGATGTAGATTTTGCAAAGAGAAAAGAAAAGGGTAAAGCTGCTGATTTACCTAAAGAAAAGATTGAAGTTTTAAATCAAGCAAATAAAGCTAAAAATGCTGCACTAAAAGATGCAGCATCAAATGTAGCACAAAGAATGTCTGATCTTGCTACAACTACAGGTTTAAAAAGAGTTGCTCAATTAGCCAAAACTAAAGCTTCATTGGCTGCTAATCAAATTGCTCTTAAGGCTGCAACTGGAGAAGAAGCTAAACAATTAAAGATTAAACAAAAGGAATTAGCAACAGATGCTGCAGGCCAACAAAAGGCATTAGCAGATTATGAATCAACTGAAAAGAAAAAAGGAGATGACGGTCCTGCATTTGATGCAGGAGAAGGTAAGCCAAAGACAGATGGTAAACCA